GACCCTTGTCGCCAAATTTCAGCTGGTTCGCCCCAACGTCCACATAGTCAACGTTAGAATCCCGGTAAACACTCAGCGTCCCGCCAGTCACGTCCGCCGCCTTAGCGCCCACCTTCACACTCACCGCGTTCGCACTATCCGGGTCCTGCGCCTCAATAACAACATTACTACCGCCGTCCGTTGTCCTAGTAGCCTGCACACTGGCCTTCTTGCTATTCAAGTTCGCATTGATAACGGCGTCAACCTGCGTCTGACTATGCCCCGCGCTAACAGACCCCATGATAGCGCCCTCGCCCTGAGACCCGATAACAATCGAATGGTCGGCATCGTTCACAGTGGCGCCAATGTATTCAGTGTCTCCTTTGAACTTGATGTTTCCGGTCATCGTTCCACCAGCCAGTGGCAGATAGCCCTCCAGTTCCTCCTTAGTGGGCACCTTAGCCGGATCGGTAGAAATAGTGTTCCCAGAGATAACGATGCCCTCTCCGGCAACATATTCCGTGCCGCCGCCGCCGCCTCCGCCAGTAGCGTTCAGCACACCTTCCGGCGTAATCGTCAGATTAGCGCCAACCTTTACGCCGCCTAGAGTGGTAGCACTAGCAACTGGTAACGTATACTCAGGGCCGTGACTGTCAAGATATTTCTTGTTCACAGCGTCCCCATCATCAACTGGGTCCGCAACTCCCGTAATCCTGTGATCCATAGCATTGACGTTCGTACCCGGTGCAAGCCTCAGTTCGTTCGGAGCATGAATTTCAGTGACCCATAGCTCACCAGTCCCGCCATCAATTCCGTTTCTGTTCACGTACACAGCGCCTGCATCAGTCCCCACGTTGATATCCAGATGGGGGACGTCTCCGGTCATATGCTGTTGAATGGTAATGGCCCCAATCTTGAGCTGTCCAGCGTCATTATCCGCAGTCGTCAGAAGAGTGGCCGCTCCCAGAATCCGAACGTTTCCGCTCTCGCTTTTAACGCACACATCCCCATTATCCCGGTAAAAAGCACCCTTAACCGTCTTGCCGTCTACCAGCTTAACAACGGCGGAGCCCTCCATCTGTAGATCACCGGTCATTGTGTCACCGGCCTTCTTCACGTACGGAAGCGGCACGTCCCCGGTAGTGAGCCCGTTGATCTGGTCTTGAAGCAACTGGTCGGCCTCTGTACGATTCACAATTTCCTTATTGAGATTCTGCTCAATTTTCAGGTCCGCATTGGCCCGATCAATAGCCTCCTGATTGATATTGCCCTGGAGCACAGCGTCAGCGGCGGTCCTCTCCGCCTTCTCAGTCTCAATAGCGGTATTTAACTGCTCGTCAGCGGCCTCGCGGTCCGCGATTTCCTTGTCAATCCGCTTGCCCAGCGCCTCGTCAGCCTCCTGCCGCACCTGCGCCTCTGCCGCGTCAGCGTCCTTCCGGTCCTGAATCTCCTGTTTTAGAGCCGCATCCAGAGCCTTGATATCATTTTCGGCGGTAGTAATGCGCTCCTCCAGTGCTGTGATTTCTCCATCGATTCTCTCAATGTCCGCCTTAATCTCCACGATATCGTCCGCGTTCTTTTGCGCCAGCTCCCACGCCTTGTTTGCTACCTCGCTAACCTCGTCAACCTCATGGTTGATAAAGTCAATGTCAGTTTTCAGGCCGCCGACTCTCTGCACCAGCTGTGCAATAGAGCTTTCAAACTGATTGTGCCATCCCTCAAAAGGGCGCTTGCTAACCACCCAATACGCGGAGTTCTTAGGCATCTGCCAGTTGTCAGGGGAAGAGGTGATGCTACCCAGATACTCCATGCCGCCGCCCGCAGTCGCGGTGATAACAGCCGTTGTGCACCCCATGCCTTTCAGGATATTCGCCACAGTGATACCCTGCATGCCCTGCACGTCCTGCTTGCCGCAGTTAAAGAGCACCTTATCACCGTTGCAAGACTTATACCCAACGGCGCAAATCGACTGTTTTGTGGTCATCCCCTTAGCCTGTTCTGTAATCTCACCATCCAGAATGATGGGAATAACAGAGCCAATGAGATCAATCACCTGATTCTGGCACAGAGTATCCTCGTCAGTATCACCACCGAAAACCTTTAGCGCCCCGTGCCGGTTGAATCCACCGCAGAAAATGCCACCCTCAGGGGTGCTTGCCATAGGTGCCCCCATATACCGGGCTACTCCCTTCCACGGCGCGTCCGTGGTTGCACTAATAATCGCGTTGGCGTTAGTCACGAAACTGACATCCTGAATACTCTGCACAAGCCCGGAATTTGTAGTATTTCCAAACGCAGGCATAAGCTTGATAAAGATAGGCTTGCCACACTTGTCAACACACTTCACGTTGATAACGTGATAGGGGCAACTGTCATTCTCAGAATACCCGCTTTCAATGCCAACTTCATCCCGGTCATAATACACATCGTTGGACACAGCCGCGCCAACCACTCTATCAAGAGCCTCATAGCAATTACGCTGAATTTGGTTCCATCTCAGGATGCACTCATTCACCCGCCCAGCCATTTCGCGCATCTGAGCTTGTACGTTAGGCCCAGGGATATTCACCACAGGTCGCACAGGAGGCGGCACAGGTGTCCCGCAAGGGCCCGGCTTACAAGGGCCGCAATGCTCAGGCTTGCAAGGATCGGGCTCACAGCAATGGTCAAAATCATGATAACAATCTTTCATTAGAATACCTCCATAAAGCACCCTCTAAGGGCTTCAATAATCATGTCATCCACATTGATGAAAGTATCACGGAACGCCATAAGCAACTCAGAAGCGCTTATACCGTTATACCCGCTTATATATTCGTCTTCACTATTCTCTTTGCTCTGGCTCTCGTCCTCTTTTTTGCCCTTGCTAGTAGTGCTCTTTTCATCGGTCTTTCCCTGCTCGATACCAGCCGCATGGCGTTCGCCAGTGGTATCCTCAACGGTATCCTTATGCCCCGTTGTATTCTCCACCAGCTTTTCGTTTCCTTCCTCATGCCACTCCTCATTATAATCGGTCGTTCTATCCGTGTCCTCTTTTGTGTCTTCGTGATATGTTGTATCCCCAGTAAAGTGTTTGTCCTTATCTTCCGTCTCATTGATAGTCTCATTTTCGGTCTCGTTCTCCGTGACATTTTTAGTCACGTTCTCCGTCATCTTCTCCTTCTTGTTCTCTGTGTATGTATTCTCGCTATGTGTACTCTCGTCAGTATCCTGGTTCTCGCTTGTGTTCGTAGCGTTAGTTAGATAATTCCACAACACGCTATTTCCAGGTTGCCCACTAGTAGTCAGGCTCTTCTGCGGCGTATCAGAATATAGCTTTGTCCCGTCCGTGCTAACGTTCCTAGATAGCGTCCCATCGGTCTGTCCGTTTCCGCTCGTGTCTGTAGTCGTGTCTCTGGTAGTTGCCACAGTTTCCTCAAGTGTCCTATTCTCCGTCAGCTCCCTGGTTGTATCCTTGGAATTGTTCTCCGTAGTATCCTCCACAACGTTCGTAGTAGAATCCTTTGTACCAACAACGTCCTCGTCCACAACCTCTTTGCTCGTTTTCGTTCCGTCTTTAGTATAATCTGTATTAGCCGTATGGTCTTCTGTGCTGTCGTAGGCCCCGGTAAGATTCCCCTTTGTAAATTCATCATCCTTGTGACTATTCACAAAATCCCTAAGAATCTTACCCGCCGTAGTTTCATCGGAGTTAGCCACACGTAGCAGATTCTCCACATTCCTACCATTCCGCTTCACCAACTGATTGAGCATAGGGTTAAACTTAATAAGTTCACTCTCATACAGCTGATTGTAATAAGGCATTACACGCATCAACTCAGCGTTAAGGAAGCGCTTAAACCTGTCCGGGGTCTCTGCTCCAATCTGATTGAACCAATAGTATCTTACAATCTTCTCTTCCAGCGCCTTTTTGTGTTCGGGAATAAACGTGCTCCACCAATCATTGAACACGTCATACCCACCACAAACTAGCTGTCCCAGTTCAGGAAACATCTGAGGAGTCCGTATCGCCTGATACACCCTCAACGCCTCCCTCCTGATATCCCTTGTCCATCTCAATGTACTCTTCCATGAAGTCCTCCACGGCGTTCATTTCGACGCTCACATTCAGGCCCCATTTTTCGTTAATTTCCTTACAAGCTTGCTCCCTGCACCACAGTTCACTTTCGATAATGTGTCGCGTAGGGTTACGCTGTCCCTGGCCCTCAGCAGAAATGAGCCTTTCTTTCTTATCACTCGTCAGAGAATCAATGCCCAACCCCGTGCAAAGCTGTTGCATGTAATTCCTGACATTAGCCCACATCTCATTGAGCACACAGGTTACACCGAAATTCATTACCTGCACGCTCTTAGGGTCTCCGAACTTGTTACCGAAAATAGCAATCTCGTTTTCGGAAATTTTCTTGGCCGTCGTGATTGCGCTCTGTTTATCCTTCTCGTCACACATGATTGCAAACGGTCTCTTAATTGTCTCAGTATGCACGTCAATGCTCCGCATACTATTAGCAATCTTCGGGGCATAAGTCCAGATAATCAGATAATCCGGCGTCATGGTCTTATTAGCCCTAATCAACACACTATCATCAATAGTGAAATTGCGGTTATACTGATAGGAATATGCATGTCTAACCACACTTTCATAATAGATATTGAACGGGCCGGGTAGATTTACCGGCGTATGGATAAATCCGAGCTCAGGGTCATCAGCAAACACCGCGCAACCATAGAACAGCAACGTCAATTCAAGCGCCCTTTCGTTACAGCTCTCAGGCAATCCACTCCATTTAAACCGACTTAACGCCATATTCACGAATCGGTTATAAATTTCCACGGTCTGCTGATGGTTCAGCACCTTCGGGCTGATATCCGTATTACACGGGAACACCATACCCGGCAAATTCATACCAATAAAACCATCCATCTTTTCACCTCCTATACTGGCGCAGAATCAACATTATATCCTTTGCTAGTCTCTTTAGTATAGTCCATACCCTCTCCGCTAGGCCCGGTCACGTTCTTAATCTCTTTATCGATGGTCTTTCCTAGCACAATAGTTACAGCAGTCCCTATGGGTGTAGCACATATAGTCCAACACGCAAGCGCTCCAGTGTACTGATATCTGATGCTCAATAATGCCAGATAAAAACCTCCACCCAGCAAACACGCAAGAAACAGAACTACAATCCACCCCAATATCCTGCTGTACCTATTCCCGCAAAAACCTCTGCTCTTATCCTGTCTTCTACCCACTCGTCACGTCACCTCCAAACCAGTCCAATTCTGTCCTGTCCTGTCCTGGCCTGTCCTGGTCAGTTCAGTATTTGCGCTGTTCTGGGCTGGGCTGTGCAGGGCTGTGCAGGACTAGGCTGTACTAGGCTTGACTAGGGGAGAGGCTGCGAGAGTTTGTCATTGTAGGCTTTGAGGATGGTAACGAGTTGTTCACGGTTGCATAGGTCCTGCCACATGTAGTTTCCTTCATACCCGGAAATTAGGTTATTTCTGATTGCCCAATCACGGGCCTCTTGGGACCAGGATTCTGCATCGTTGTCTTGCAGGGTTTTTCTGTAGTCTCTCATGATTTCTTCGGGGGAGGCACCGCCGGGAGAGGTTAGGATAGCTTGCACATCTGTTCTAAAATCGTCCATGGTTTTGTTGTGGAGTGGAAACCAGTGCATTACATCGGCGTGGTTTGAGGCGATACCAACTGAGAAGCCCTCAGAGTGGCACAAGATAACGTCCTCTTTCAGAGGGTCTAGACGGTAGAGTCGGCAAAGGTATGCACAGAGTTCTACGGCTTCGGTGTAGACGGCTTTGAAATAGTCGGGGTCTGTGAGGTCATCTTCGCAGATTTCAAAGGAAATGTAGGAATTGTTTGCGGAGCCCCACCGGCCTGAGCCGGCGTGCCACGCTCGCATATTCCATGGAAGGGTCTGGACGGCAGCAATAGAGCCGTCTTCAAGTTTTCCAATAAAGGCGTGTACACAGACGGCAACTCCCGGGCGATTCCAATCGTTGGCGTTTTGGTTTACCCCAATACCATCTTTATCGGGCTGGACGTAGCGGCGTAGGTTTGGATTGTTCGCCCCGGTGCTGTGAACCATGATACCTTTAATATTGAGAGGCTTACCTGCTTTGTAGCAGTCGTTTTTAGTAAGATAGTTACGAATTAGGTTCATTTTGACCTGTCCTCCTTAAGGGTTGATATCTCATTTTGGAGGTCGTTGATTTTGGAGATTTGAGACTGAACACCAAAATAGAACGCGATAACGACTGAGTAGACGGTGGTGAAGTCTTGCGGGACAGACGATTTTGTGACTAGATAGCAGAATGTCCCTGTTAGGCAGATTGTTACAATAGACTTAACGGAAATTAGTGCGGCCAGACGATTGAGAAACTTATCCATTTTGCACCTCCGCTATAGAACCATAAGAATAATTCTCACTGAGCCGTAAATGATTGCGAATGCAATAATCGCGCCGATTAGATTTAATGTGTAATAGATTATTTTTATAGCCTTATTGTTTGGGAAGAATCTATGACATATGTTTTCAAATATCGGTAGCAGTAGCCCATATATGGATGCAATGATTAGCATAATGGAAATTATAATTAGAGTATCAATCACTGTGTAGCGCCTCCATTCTGCCCTGTATTAAATTTACTTGTTGTGTTAGCTTATCTACTTTTGTCTCTAGTGAGCTTATTTTGCTTTCCAATTGGCGGATTCTCCACTCTGTTACCTTGCTAGCTGAAACGATTCCTGCGTATGTGCCAACTAGTGTTCCCAGAAGGGACAGAAGAGCAACAACTATACTTGTCCATTCCATTGGTGCACCTCCTAAGCCTTATTTCCAGCCGGGTTAGAGAAGTCGCCTATTGCACGGGCACCCACATTCCAGAAGGTAACTCCGCTGTTAAGCATGTTCTCGATTTGTGTGCGATACATGGCTGGAATATTACCGGATACGTGCCCTTCGGAAGTTTTTACGTAATTCCAGAATGGGCGGGAATTTCGCTCGGGAATTTTTAGGCGAGACACACGATAGCCGAAACGGTCGAAAAATGCGTCAACTGATTTCATTATAGATTCATTGCACATATACCATCGGAATTTAAATCCGTATTGTGCGATAGCGGCGGATAGTATTGGGTTGCCCCCGGTCGTGCCGTTTACTGTTGCGGAGCCTTTTTGTGCTTGTACGATTTGGTTAGCCTGTCCCATGAATCCGCCAGCGGCTTGAGCTAAGAGGCCAGCACCAGCGGCGGCTCCTACACCTGTAGCCAAAAGGCCGATTCCGATTGTTGCTTGGGCGGTGTTCTTTATTGCGTCTCCAACTAGGTTCACTTTATTTGCTGTAACGTACTGGGCGAACGCATTGCCGACCCACGCAGACTGTGGAAAGTCTAGGATAGCGCACCCGTACTCACCGGGGTTTCCAGTGTAATCGTATGCGTCTGGTGTTGCTATAATGCCTCCACCTGCTCCAATGAATCTCCCGTAAATATGGAAATTGAAGCTAGATTGGGTTCCGCTCATTAGCTCAGGTTTGTACGTTACGGTCTGACAATTTAGGCCCTCAACTTGTGCAACACAAAATTGGGAGGTGTAGCACTTGGCGTTATTGAGTACGTCCATTGAGCCTACTTCTCCGCCAACCCACGGAGGGATGGTTTCAATGGCTTCTGACAGCTCCGATAGGAAGTCGGACGGAACGGAAAACACGCCAATAATGTTGTTAATGTCGCCCTTTGAAGATTCAGCTACGGCTTGTAAATATTGGTTTACCTCACCCGCGGAATTAAATCGCATCATTGTAAGGCCGTCATAAACACCATTTTTAGTACCCGCGTTAAAATTGGGATTCCCTGCGGCGTCATACGGAGTAAATAGCACATAGGTGTCCGGTTGGTATGCCTTGATTTGGTCATAGGTGACTTGGTCAGGGGTCCCTCCGAAACTTTCCGGTAGGCCGACGTTTTTAAAGTTGGGCACTCCGCCGTTCCAATCGTTTGTTACATGTTCACGCTCAACGAGCGAATAGGAAGTAGCCCAATTTATGTCTCCGCAGTATGTGCAAAATGCATCTACTTCAAAATAGATTGCGGTGGTGTTCGGGTTGACCCACTCAATCCCGGTTATTCTAGCAATAATCCAACGGGGGCCGGTGCCAGCGTTCTGCCACATAATTACGTCACAGCTCAGGGCGTCGTTGTAATTATATTCTACCTTACAATATTGCCTCTCGTCAGCTCGTTGATAGGAATATTGCGTGAATGACGCTTTCAGCTTTCCCATGAGCCATGCTTGCATAGCTCCGTTAGATTCAAAGTAAGGTTTGTTATAGTCGTCAATTCCTGTCCCTGCGCAGAGGTAAATTGTTGTTTCTGGCCTCCACAGAGCCATATTTTCACCTTCTTTCTAGGCCGGGGGCCCCGTAGGGCCCCGGTACAGAATACTTACGCAGTCCGCAGAGCAACGCAGTTGTGGAAGGGAGACAGGGAGAAGGTATCCCATGCGTGAAGCCAGTAATTCCAGTTCATAGCGGAGCCGTTGTAGAAGGTAGTGAAACGGCGGAGCTTTTCGCGAATCTGGAATGCCTTGGTATCGCACAGAACGGCCAGCGTCTTTCCATCGGTGCCCAGTTCATCAACGATAATCTGACGCGCCAGATAATCCGCGTAAGAAATGTTAAAGGCGGCGGACAGAACTTCCACTCCAACGTTGGCGGCAACGTCTGCACGAATGATAATGAGTTGGTCTTCGATGGGCGACCATGTAGTACGAGCGTTTCCGGTGCCACCCATAAGCTTGTAATTGTTGTACTTGCTAGAAGGGAAGGTGAACAGCATGGACAGATTGCGTAGGGCGACCTGGAATTGCTTTCCGGTGGCCTCGTTAGTGGGCAAAACGGCGGTCACGGTCTGGAGCTTGTTGTCTGTAATAGCGCTAGTGACGAGCTCTTTTGTGTACTTAAATTCGTCAATGGTGTTAGCGTTATACAGGCTGTCTACAATGCCCTGAATCAGAGACTCAAGGGCTCCCCAGCTAGTGAACGCGTTTGTCAACTGTTCGTTATTGATGGTAACCGGGTACTTGTCCTGACGGTTCAGGCGATACCATGTTGCGGCAACGTCGGGTTTAGTCATTTTCAGAATTGCCTGCATCCCGGTTTCGGTGCCGTCATATGCCTGGCCCTCAGCGGGGTTGACGTGAAGCTCCTCAACGTCTACGCCCAGAGGTTCAGCATTTTTGCGGAGAACGGAGAGCGGGTTGTCCCACATCTTGCGATAAAGCAGGGTAGCAACAATCTTGTTCACGAGCGCACTCAGAAACTCGTTGGCCATAGCATCATAGGCAAGAATGGGATTTGCTACGTCAGACAGGTTGGAAGGCGTTGCCTTCGGGACGGCGTTCTGATAGGCCGCAGAAGCGTCCGCGCGGATAGCGTTCAGCATCTCAGGAGATGCAACGTTGGTGGTCTTGGCAGTTGCCATTTTAGTTATCCTCCTTGAATAAATTTTTCAGGTAGTCATCCACTCCGACAGGGTCAGCCGGTACATTCTCAGGTTTATTGCGCTCGATGGCCTCAGCCTGAGTGCCAATCCTGAGAAACAGGTCCATGTTTGCACTTTTCAGACGCTCGTTTTCTTTTGCTACAGAATCGGCGGTTTGCTGGGTTTTCTGAAGAACGCCGATATTGTCAACAATTACGCCTTGCATCTGAGATAAAATAGTGGTTAGTGTGGCCTGGTCGCCTCCTGCGGCGATAATATCCTCTGAGAACTGACGGAAGGAATCTTGCGTGAATTCATAGCGGGAATCATTGGTGGGATTGTCGGTTGCCATTTTAAACCTCCTATTTCTTATAACAGCTTTCTCAGGATGGGCCATGTTAGATTTTTGACTTTTTGTGTTTCAAATCGTAGCATACCACTAGAGAAAGCATCCATTATTCCTTTTATAATTATGTTGTTTCTTGTAGCTAGTATGGTTGTGTTGTTGTGGTCTGTAATAGACAGTGATATATTGATTTTGCGTGTCTCGTCTATTTTTTCCGATAGGTAGAAGATGCCGGAATTCATGTCCCTGTATACGCCTACTTTGAAGCCGTCTATTAAAAGAGTGGTCACGTAGAAACAAGAGGTTTCCATCTGCTCAATAAACGATTCTGTGTCCAGAAGGAATTCATTGTCCATTGCGTAGGAGCCGTATTCAGTCCCTTCTACCAATTTACCGAAACGGGTTTGTTTTGCGTGGCTTATGTATGCCGGGTTAGATACTAACTCTAGTTGAATATCTTTCTTTAGTTTTCGTTTCTGTCCTTTTTCTAGCGTTATGTTAAAATATAAGAAATAGGGGTTCGCAAAAGTTACGGCGTTACTCAAGAATAAGACAGGTATGTCTCTGTCTCTAGATATTGTTGAGTAAGCTTCTAAGAAGGTGACTACTTCATTTTGTAAGTATCGATAGGCACCGGCTCCAATTATGAATTCGTCAAAGATAATCAATGAAACGTGCGGGAATGGGACAGACTTTAACATGACGGCTTTAGAAAGAGGGAAATACCACCCCGCTATTTCTTTATCTATTCTGAATAAGCCTCTATCAGCCTTAAATTCGTGGTCGGGAAATTCTTCCATGATATCATCAAAGAAATTTCGCATTTGAGATTGCGGCATTTCAGTATCGTAGCGGCGCAAGTACACAAATTGCTCTCCCTTATCAAGGAAGTTTTTAATTGCCCTCTTTTTTGCGCCGTATGTCTTACCTGCTCCACGCGGCCCGACTACGAAATTAAATAATCGGTTTCTTGACAATGTATCATCAGGGTTGTAATACATTGACGTATCTTTTGTTTGTTTGTCGTTACTCATTTTAATGCTCCTATAAAAGAGGGGTTCCTAGACCCTCCACCGTGTCAGCACACCACCGCCATTTCCCGAACGGGAAGGCTCTTCACCCCGGTGCCCCGTCCGGGGACACTAGGAAAGACTAGAACCCCTCTTACATATTATACACCTAAGTGTTGTATTTGTCAACACTTTTTGCTTTTTTGATTTCAAAAGTCGTTTCCCTCAATATTACGCCTCCAGGGACTATCTTTGGGAGTAGTTTTCCATCGAATACTGCGCCTTCGTGGAATTGGCCCTCTGTGATGGTTGCCTTTACGTTCTTAGGCATACCTGCGCATTTTATGTTTATTTGCTCTTCATAGTTCTTTCCTAGCACTACTTCAAGATATGTTTTCTGACGGATAAATTTTGCTCTTATAAAGGTCTCTTCAAGTTTGAAAGCTCCTAGGGCTTTATTATCTACCCATAGCCCGGGAGGCGGTTCTGTGCCTGCTATGTGGAGACTATCTGTATCGGCGTAGATGAAGCGGTCTCCGCATATTTGTGCGCCCCTTATTATTTTATCACGACAATAGGCGGTTATAAAACACGCTATTGGGATGTAGCCTCCTTTCCGCTGTTCTTCTTCGGATAGATAGAAGCCTAGTTTATTGTCGTCTTTTAAACATGGGATACATGACTTTCCCCTCTGCTTCGCTCCAAATTTCCCGTAAAGTGAGTTTAGCATTAGCTTTGCTATGCGCTCTCTGCCAGGGTTTCCTTCTATGCGTGCTTCGGTCTTTTCGTTATACCAGTAGTCTATGTAATCGTTAAATATGCCATGCGTGCCTTTTAGCATGTAGCCGCCACACCATTCGATTACGTTTACGTCATAGTGGTCGAATACTAATTTTTCGTCTACTGAGGTTAGGTATAAATAGGTCGGCTCTACGGATTCAGTTAAGTATTCTGTATCGTGATACATGAAATGCCCTTTAATTTGGATGCATGGGTAGTGGTTTGGCTTCAATTTAAATTCGCATAGCATGCACTGAATGTATAGTGGATAGATTGGGTTGTTTTGGTAGCGTTCTGGAAAGTAAACGGGTTCGCCGTAAGGAAGTAAGCAATTTTTCATCGCCCATGGATACATGGAATTTACGTCGAATACAGCACCCTCTTTTACGAATTTGTCCTTGTATGCTGGATTTAGGAATGTAAAGCCACCCTTGTATGCTCGTTTAAAGTCTTGGAATGTGTGCGGGTCTAGCTCTGGAAAGTTGTTTTTATACTCCTGTTTACCGTATCGGATTATGAAGTCAGATAGTGCGTTTGCTCCAGTTGTTAATTTTGTCTGGTTGTGGTCGTACATGAATTTTAACGCTTTTGCTAAGATAATTACATCGTGCGCTATATAATCCTTTTCGTACTCTGTCAGCTCGTGCCCTATTTCTCTGTCTGCTTTATAGTCTAATTCTAGCTTCTTTTCTTCTATGCCGAAACTTTTAGGCATTTCTGAGATAGGCATAGGGAGGATTTTTAAGGAATCGATTATTTGCACTTCATCATCGAGCCCGGAAGGACGGCGCGGGACTAGTCGAATTTGATACCATTGGCGCATGTCTGAGATTAGGGTGTTGAATTCACCCGGGGATAATTTGCGCTTGTCAAACCATGTGTAATTATGCTTTAATAGGTAATCTAGGATAAAGGTGCCGTCAAATTTTAGGTTGTGGAAGTAGACTTTGCCATGGATTTTCATCAGCCACTCTATGAAGCTTTCTATTGTGTTGCCATATGTCAGGGTATTATCAATGTCGTATATGTCACAGATGCACCATGCCCAGACCCGGCAGTCTTCGGGGTTTGTTGTCGTTTCAAAATCAGCCGCATAAATAGCCATATCATAATAAGGATTTCCATATCATCAAGATATATTCTATGTTAGATAAAAATACTTCACGGTCTGATATCATGGTGATACTTGTTTCCGGTATGCCTATGGATGCATCAATCACTTCTTTAGGTAGTTCTGCTACTAACCCTATTAGCTCCATAGCAGTATTCCTGATTTCATCGTCTACACCGTACGACATTTCCCATAGTGTTAGTGCTTCGTAGACATGGCGAATATAATTCTGGCGGTATGCCTCTGTGAGTGGATTTCCTTCTTCTGGCTCTAGGTAAGCGGCTGTTAGTTGGTCGGCCTGCGCGCTTTTTAGAACTTTCTCTAGCTCTAGTTGACGTGTGCCGTAGGTTTGAGACGTTGGGAAGCGTCCTAGTTGCTCTTGCTTTGCCCGCTGTCTGGCTAGACGTTGGCGTCTTTGTCTGTTTTCCTCTGCTACTGCGGCTTTTGTAAGCTCTAGTTGCGCTTTTGTTATGAGGCGTCCGTCTACAGCTGTGATTTCTAGGCCCTCAGCGGTGAATGATTTGAGCGTCTTTATTCTGCGCTTGAAGCCTTTTGCAGATTTGATTTTCTTTACCTCTTCTGAGTATGACAGTTTAGGCGGAAGCACGTCTCTAAGCTCACTAGGGGTTATCTTTATTGCCCTTTGCAAACGGTGGTTGTAGTTTCGTATCTCTCTTTTTAACTGCTCTATTTGTTGCTTTCCTGGATTATACTTAGCTTTAGCTTCAACTGATTCTGATGAACTTCCCTTCCTCTGTGCCATACATTAACGCCCCTTCCAAAAGTTGCGATTTGCGCGAGAACTTGCGCCGTTTCCGGGTCGATTTCGCAGGGTACACGAAATTTGGACTCAATATAACAAGCACCTTCTGTCATGATTCTTGACATGTTTTCGGTGACTGTGCGTGTGGGCATTGTTTCACCTCCTATGTGGAAGAGGGCCGGGCGAGCCCGGCCCTCTTTAGATTGAATAACGGGGCGGTATTTTAGGCGAGCTTCATAGTAAGGGTGTTACCGTTGCTCGTGCGAA